CATGTTCACTCAGTTACTAAAGTATACCCAACATTAGCAAATAATGTTACATTAACTGGTGGTGCTGGTGCTTGGCAATTAGGTAATTTTATAGAAGTTGTACCAGCAAATACTATAACAGATTGGTTTGATATCCATTGGGTTGTTTTAGTTGACCCAAGTGTACAAGATAATTACCAAGTTGAATTATATCAAGGTGACTTAGGTTCTGAGGAATTAATTGCTCAAATAAAAGTTACTAGAGACACAAATCAAGGTTCAACGGGTTCAGTTCCAATAATGACTCCGATTATACCAGCTAATACTAGAATTAGTGCAAAATTGGCAACAGAATCTGGTGGTAATGATACATTAGATATAGCAGTTTTATATCACGAATATTAAAATGGAGGTGAGAGGATAATATGGCATATACAACTTATCAAGAAGTAGATAGATTGTTGAAGTGGTTTAGTTTTTCAGCAAGTTCTAAAGTAACAATAACAGATGTTAATACTTATTTTATACCAGAAGCAGATGTAATAATTGATGGTTACATTGGGAGAATTTATGAATTACCAATAACAGATTCAGATGATTTATTAATACTTAAGTATATATCAACTAGAATCTGTGCATGTGAGATAGCACATGTGCTAGTATTACAAGCTAGTGGGGAAATTAGTCCTATTGTTCAAAGATGGTGTGATTCAGCAAAACAGAAGTTACAAGATATAATGAGTAGAAAACTACCGTTACCAAATTCAACATTGAAAACTACTAATAGGTTATATTCTTTCACTTCTCATGGTAATGCTGACTATGAAGCACCAGACCCAAAATGGCTAATGGATGAGGAACAATGGTGATACTATGTTATTTGTTAGAGTAAGCGGAGCAGATCAATTAAGAAGAAATTTAGGAAGTATTGCTCGTAATTTTGATAACTTTAGTAAAGTTTTTGAAAAGATCGCAGATGATTTTAGAAAAACTCAATCAGCTGTATTTAGATCACAGGGGACATATGAGGGTAGAAGTGGATGGAGTCCTCTAAGACCTTCAACAGTTTTAAGAAAAGGTAATAGTACAGTATTAGTTGAAACAGGTTCACTAAAGACCTCATTTACTAGAAAAGGTGGTCATCATATATCACAGATAACAAAAGATAGAGTTATACTGGGTTCATCAGAACCAAAAGGCAAGTTCCATCAAAGTGGTACTAGTAGAATGGTTGCAAGACCACCTTTAACAGCTAGTAATACAACTAATAGAAGATGGGTAAGAATAGCACATAAGGAAATTATGAAAGATATAAGACAGGGGTTGATTTAGTTTGAATAGTGAATATGTATTAAATAATATAAAAACAATGATGGAAACTTATTTAACTGCAATGCTTAGAACGGTTGAAACTGAATCTAGTGCTGTAACTCAAACGATTGACCCTCAAGAGTATCTTATCGGTGAGCGTGATTTAGATATATTAACTATGTTTCCATCTGTATTAATATATGGTAAAAATTCATCAGATAATGATGATGAATTTGGTTATCAAGAAAGACTTTTTAATTATGAAATAGTCGCTTGGGTTGTTGAGAATGACCAAGAGAATTTACATAGATTTGTTGTTAGATATGGGGATAGTATTGTTAGAATATTAAGAAAAGAAAGTTATTGGAATAAGAATTTACATACACCGATTGTTAGAATGTGTACTTTTACAGATTTATTTAAATCTACAATAGGGTATGCTCAAGGTGTAATGATAAATGGTGAAATTAGATACATAATATCTTAATTGAAAGAGAGGTGTACATATGGGTACTCCAAGTAAAATACATGTAGGTGCGGGGAATATCAATTTAAATCCAGATTCTTCACCAATTGACTTAGGTTACACAAGTGAAGGCGGTACACTTACATATAATGCAGAACTCGAAGCGATTTCAGTTGACCAAGTTTTAGCACCAGTAGGATATTTTATTCCCGCAGAAGAGTGTATGTTCGAAACTATACTAGACGAATCTGGAGCAAGCACAGTTCAATATACTGTAGTTGGTGGAACATTGACAACTCAAGCAGCTGATGCTTCAAATAAAGGGTATAGTAAACTTGAATTTGGTGGAGCGTATATTTTAACTGATTATGTTTTTGAATATTTTGCACCAAAAAGAAACGCGGCAAATTTATATGTAAGAATTAGATTATACAAAGTTAACATTAGTCCTAACTTAGAATTGGCTTATAAAAAAGACGGTAAAACAGGTTGGAAATTTACTTGTAAAGCGGCGGCAGATACAACAAAGGATGCTGGTAAACAATTAGGTTATTACTTAGAAGAAACTGCTGACTTAACAGGTACTACACCAACATTGGCAGTAAGTTCAACAGTACCAGCAGACGCAGCAGCAGCAGTTGTTGTAAGTAGTACAATAGTTGTAACATTTAATAGAAATATTCATCCTGAGTCAGTAATAGAAGGTAACTTTATATTAGCAGAAGCAGACGGAACACCAGTTAGTGGTACTGTTTCACAAACTGATTCAGATGAAGTAACATTTACACCAGATAGTAATATGACAGCCTCAACAGTTCATATTTTTGCTATTAGTGAAAATGTAAGAGCTTTAGATGATTATTCAGCAATGGCAGATAATGAGATAATTAATTTTACTACTGCTTAATTTATGATATAATTATCAATAAATAATAATATTGAGGTGGCTAATGTGAAAGATAGTGATAAAAGGAAAATTTATAATACAGCTAAAAAAAGAACTGAAAGAGATAAATTATTAAATAAAGGTGTTGAGATACCATTTGGTCAAACTAATGTTACACTAACAGCTTTAGATTGGGATTCTTCAAATGTATTTGAGGATTCTATTGTAGAATTAAGTAAAAAGTTCTCTTTTTTAACTGGTAGTGATATTATGAAAACAGGGATTGATACACTAATTGAGACAGCAGTTGACATATTAAGAAATGATTTAGTCAAATTAGCAAATGTAGCAACTAATGGTAAGGTTGATATTGATTATATTAAAGAAGTGAAAGCTACAAAGAATGATGTAATAACAGTAGTAATTGAAGCATTTAAGTTAAATTACAGTTACCTAAAAAACTTAATGACCCTAGCTCAAAATCAAGGATTGAAATAAATCAGCGTGAGATTGGTTGGGGTAACGTTTTTGATAAGCTTATGAGTGAGTATAATATGTCAATCATGGATGTTAGAAAGCTCACAAGAGAGCAAATGTTTTTATTTATTGATAAGATACATGATAGGGAAGAAGACAAATTAAAGAATGAAGTACATCTACATGGTGGTAAATGGAAATCTCAAGGTTTAGACACAGATGGAGCAATACCAATTGAGGATATAATAGAGAGCGATAAGAAATTAGGAAAGAAATCAAGTATGTAAGTAGTGAGCCGATTATAAAATTTTATAATCGGCTTTATTCATAGGAGGTGATATTACACATGGCAACTATAGGGGATTTAATTATAAATTTGCAAGTAAGAGGTGGACGTGAAGCAATTTCACAATTTAATGCGTTAAAAAGTGCTATGAGTCCTTTAAATAATGCTTTTAAAAATATTACAAGAGGTTTAATTAGTGGTATAACAGAAGGTCTTAGATTTAATATGATGATGGAAGATATGAACATGTCATTTCGAACATTAACTGGTAGTGCTGCTAAAGGTAAAGGGTTAAGTAATAATATACTAAAGTTAGCGGCAGATACACCATTGGCAACAGAAGCATTGGCAAAAGCAGCAAAAACAATGCTTGGTTATGGTATAGTAGCAGAAGATATCATCCCAAATTTAAAAATGTTAGGTGATTTATCACTTGGTAATAGTGATACTTTACAAAGGTTAGCAACAGCATTTTCTCAAACAACATCAGCAACAAAACTTACTGGTGAAGAAATGAGACAATATCGTAATGCTGGATTAAATCCATTAAAACTTATGTCAGAGCAAACAGGTGTAAGTATGGCTGAGTTAGATCAAAAAATGAGGGATGGTGAAATCTCAGCAGAAATGGTAAAGAAAGCATTTATTGGAGCAACAACAGGTACAGGGAGATTTTCAGGTGCTATGGTTAATGCTTCAAAAACTCTTAGTGGTCAGATGGAGAAATTAAGAGATTATGGTTCTATTTTTCTTGGAGAATTTACTCAACCTATTGTTAATGGTCTTAAACAAATAATACCAACATTTGTTGAGTTTACTCAAAGATTAACAAATGGTAGCTCAATTATAAATAATGTAATAAATACAATGGATTCTATTTTTTCTAAAATAGGTAAAGTTGTAAAAGATGTATTCTCAGGTATGTCTAACGATATGATGGATATAATTATAACAGTAGGTCTTGTTATTGCTGGTATAGCACCGTTAGGAGTTGCCTTTGGTGCAATAGTAGCTGTTATTGGTTTTGCTGTATCTGGTATTAGTGCTTTAATTGGAGTACTTACCTCGATATCTCCTGTTGTATTTGCTGTAATAGGTGCGATAACTGCATTGGGTGCTATATTTTCTACTGTAGTTTCTAGGAATGAAGAAGCAAAATATAGTTTAATTAATGCTTTCCATAGAATTAAAAATACAATAACTGATTCAGCTGACACGATTATAAAAAACTTTAATAAAATTAAAGAGACCATAACAAACCTTATAGACAATGTAATAACGGCAGCTACACCAATAGTTAATACATTTATAGATTCATTAATGGAGATAGATTTTGACACAATTATATTATCAGCTAAACAATTAGGAGCAACTCTTAAACCATTGATAGACATTATAGGGCTTGTTGCTACTGCTTTAGGTGCTGTTTTAGTTGGTGCTATAAATGCAGTAATACGAATAATGGATAATGTGATCGCACTTGCATTAAATCTAGTTGGTGTTATTACTGGTACATTTGAAACACTATATAATATAATAACACTTAATTTTTCAGAAATGGAAGGTAGTATTGATAGATTATGGGCAAATATTGTAGGTCTTATAGGTAATGCTATTCAAATAATACTTGACTTAGTCATGGGGTTTGTTGATGGTATCATTGCTTTCTTTGAAGGTTTATCTAATACATTAGTTGGTAATTCTATTATCCCAGATATGATAAATGCAATAATAAGATGGTTTAATACATTAAAACAAATGGTTGTAAATATAGTTAGTGCTATAGCAACTAGAGTTAAAAATATATTCAATACAATGAAATCAATTATTACATCTATATTTAGTGTAATTGTGAGTGCTGTTAGTAAATCAATGTCTACTATTAAATCAGTAATTAGCAATGGTTTTAATGCTGCTAAGTCTATAGTTAGCAGAGTTATATCTAGCATTAAATCAGTAATTAGCAATGGTTTCAATGCTGCTAGGTCTATAGTTAGTAGGGTTATATCAAGTATCAGATCAGTAATATCAAGTGGTTTCAATGCTGCTAGGTCTATAGTTAGCAGAGTTATATCTAGTATTAGATCAATAGTATCAAGTGGTTTTAATTCAGTTAGATCAAGTATATCCAGAGCTATAAATAGTGCTAGAAGTTTATTATCACGTGGATTTAATGCTATGAAATCAATTGCTAGAAGTGCTATTAATTCCATTAGATCAACGGTTAATAGGTTATATGGTATTTTTAGAAGTGCTATGAGTCGATCTGTGAGTGCTATAAGA